ACAGAAAACATCGAAGCACTATTTCAACCCGATCCACCACCACCCGTTCCTGTGGATCCAGCGATGGAGAATAGCGGTATGCTTATGGGTATGCCAGCTACCGCTTTTCCTGACCAAGATCATGCAACGCACATCGAAGTGCACTTAGCTTTCTTAGAAAACAAATACGCGCAAGCCAACCCAGCTACCGTATCGTTGATGATTAGCCATGTGCTGCAACACGTATCGCTCATGGCACAAATGCAAGCCGAACAAGAACTAGCTATGCAGATGGAACAGAACCCAGAACTAGCGATGCAGCTGCAACAACAAGAGATGATGAACCAGCAGGCGATGGCCCAAGGACAACCGCCCATGCCAAATGCGATGCTAGAAAACATGAAAGCGCAGACAGAATTAGAACTTATGCAACAGTTAATGCCTAGACTGGACGAGATACTTAAAGTAGACTCCGATCCTATAACAGAACTAAAAGCACAAGAACTACAGATCAGAGCCGAAGAAAATAAAGACGATAAAGAAATAGCAGAAAAACGTTTAGAAATTGACGAAGAAAAGATAAAATCGCAAGAAGACATCGCTGCCATGAAGATACAAGCTGATCGGGAGCGCAATAGCGGAGGCTAACATAGACGAACTTAATTTCGCGCAATTAGTTCAGCGCGCCATCTCTTCAAAAGAAGAGCAGATAAAAGAGATAATGCTGTCCGGTTCAATCGAATCACACGAACAGTACCAAAATCTTGTCGGTCAAGTGCAAGCTTTAAATTACGTACGCGAAGAAGTTAGAAACCTTTTAAAGAAAATGGAGACGTTCGATGACGAAGACGACACTTGAAGAAAAGTGGGCAGAGAAGAAGCAAGGCAAATTGCCACTTGAAGAAATATACGAAAGCGGAAAGAAAGAAACAGATCCGCAAACGCTAAATCCAGAAAAGATAACAGACAGTGTCTTGGACCAACTACCCGCGCCAACAGGTTGGCGTATCATGGTGTTGCCGTACCAAGGTAAAAAAGTTAGCGACGGTGGGATTCACCTAGTTAGCAAAGCACTCGAAAGACAACAAGCCGCTACGGTGTTGGGCCTTGTACTAAAAACAGGCTCGCTCGCGTACGACGGCGAGAGATTCTCTAAAACAGGTCCATGGTGTAAGGAAGGAGACTGGGTACTCTACGCGAGATACGCAGGCTCTAGAATTGACATCGATGGTGGAGAAATCAAGATACTGAACGATGATGAAATCATCGCAACGGTAGCTGATCCTGAATCAATCATTCACAACTTTTAAACATGGAGAGGACCATGCCAGATGATAAATTTTCAAACCTAAGTCAAGCAGACGAAATGGTGCCTATGGATACCGAAGGCGGAGAAGTAGAAGTAGCGTTACCAGAAGAAACTACTGACGAACCAGCTGCCGTAGTTCAAGAGGTGCAAGAAGAAGCACAACCTGAAGTATCAGCTGCCGAACAAGAACAAGAAGAATATAGCAAAGGCGTACAAAAACGAATCGACAAACTAACAGCGAAACTAAGAGAAGCAGAACGTAGAGAGCAAGCGGCAACAGAGTTTGCTAACAACGTAAAGCAAGAAAACGATAACTTAAAAACAAAGACACAAGAACTAGACTCAAACTACATTTTAGCCGAAGCCAACAGAGTAACGGCAGAAACCGAAAAAGCAAAAGCCGATTTAAGAAAAGCTAACGAAGACGGAGACATAGACAAACAAACAGAAGCGCAACAAAGACTAGCTGCTTTGGCGGCAGACGCCAGCGGGCTAGAACGCGCTAACAAGGAAAGGGAAGCTGCAAAACCCGTTGAGGCAGAGCAAGCCCCTACAACTGAAAACCCCACATACGAGCAACCTCAGTATCCAGACCCTGATCCAAAGGCAGAAACGTGGGCAGAAGACAATCAATGGTTCGGGCAGGACAGAGCTATGACCATGACTTCTTTTGCAATTCACGAAGATCTAGTTAAAGAAGGATTTGATCCGAGTAGTGATGAGTATTATACTGAAGTGGACAAAAGAATTAGAGATGAGTTTCCTCACAAGTTTGATGAAGACTCATCCACTAAAAACCGACCCGTTCAAGCGGTTGCATCTGCTAAACGCAGTGCAAAAACTGGACGCAGCAAATCTGTGAAACTCACACCTTCACAGGTATCGATAGCTAAAAAATTGGGTGTGCCACTTGAAGAATACGCGAAGTATGTTAAATAACGTGGAGATAACATAATGGTAGATAAAAAACAAAACGACGAAACTCGTGAACCACGCGAGGCTCAGTCTAGAGAAAAAACTTCTCAAAGAAGACCTTGGGCCCCTCCTTCCGCTTTGGATGCACCAGAGCCACCCGCAGGTTACGTACACAGATGGGTACGAACTGAAGTCAGAGGATACGACGACACCAAGAACGCAAGCGCCAGACTCAGAGAAGGCTGGGAGCCCGTTCGTGCTGACGAATATCCTGACTTTGAATATCCATCCATCGGTGACGGTAAGTATGCAGGTGTAATTGGTGTTGGCGGTCTATTGCTTTGCAGAATCCCAAGGGAAACTGTAGATGAAAGAAGTCAATACTTTCAAGCAAAAACTAGAGATCAAATGCTATCAGTAGATAACGATTTGATGAAGGAAGAAAATCCAGCCATGCCTATTAATAAAAATAGACAAAGTCGCGTAACATTTGGCGGAAACAGAGGCGAGTAATCAAATTTGTTTCTTAATTTTAATTTGTAAAAAGGAAAAGTTTAATGGCTAATGTAGATGCAGCTTTTGGTTTAAGACCTTACAAAGGGCTTAACCCAGCAAGTGCTGTCCCATCCGCTAATAAATACTTAATTAATCCATCAGGTTATGGCACTACTATCTTCCAAGGTGACCTCGTTAAATTTAACGCTGGTTACATTGAGCAAGCTGGTGTAAGTGACGCTAACATTGTTGGTGTATTTAATGGCGTGTTTTACCAATCTTCAGACGGACCTGTATACAAAAATCATTATGTAGCAAGCACTACTGCTAGCTCAGGTGACATTGAAGTATACATTTACGACGACCCTAATACTTTGTTTTTGATACAAGGTGATTCGGCAACGAACACTGCTCAAGCAAACGTAGGGAAGAACGCTGATACTGTTGGAACAAGTGGAAGCACTACAACTGGAATCTCCTCCAGAGAACTTGACGTTTCGACTGCGGCAACTACTCAGGGCTTACAGCTCAAAATAGTTGGTGTAGACCAAGGACCAAAGAACGACGAACTCGGTACAACGCACACTAATTTGATTGTTCAAATTAATGAGCACGCGTACAGAGGTCCCGTAGCAGGTACATAAGATGGCAATATCTAGAGCACAATTAGTAAAAGAACTAGAGCCCGGATTAAATGCACTTTTTGGATTAGAGTACGACAGATACGAAGACGAACATGCCGAAATTTTCGACACAGAGACTTCAGATCGTGCCTTTGAAGAAGAGGTAATGTTATCCGGATTTGATGCAGCACCTGTTAAGTCTGAGGGAGCAGGAGTGGCTTTTGACACAGCGCAAGAATCATTCACAGCTCGTTACACTCACGAAACAGTTGCCTTAGCTTTCAGTATCACTGAAGAAGCGATTGAAGATAACTTGTATGACAGATTGTCTGCAAGATACACAAGAGCTTTGGCTAGAAGTATGTCAAACACCAAGCAAATTAAAGCAGCCTCAGTTTTAAATAATGCCTTCAACAGCAGTTTCGCTGGCGGTGACGGTAAAGAGCTTTGCGCTACAGATCACCCCACTATTAGTGGTGGTAGTCTTAGTAATGAACTCTCTACTTCAGCTGACTTAAATGAAACTTCTCTTGAGCAAGCATTAATTGATATTGCGGCGTTCGTAGATGAACGTGGATTAAAAGTAGCAGTACAAGGAATGAAATTAATTATTCCAAAAGAGCTACAATTCACTGCTGATAGACTGCTTGAGTCAACTCTAAGAACAGCTACCTCTGATAACGATGTAAACGCTATCAGAAACATGGGTATGCTGCCTGAAGGGTATGTAGTTAACCACTATTTGACAGACACTGATGCTTTCTTTATTAAGACTGATGCACCAAACGGATTTAAAATGTTCGCTAGGTCACCAATCAGAACTTCAATGGAAGCAGACTTCGATACTGGTAACGTTAGGTACAAGGCTAGAGAAAGATACTCTTTTGGATTCTCGGATCCAAGATGTGTATTCGGTTCTCCCGGAGCATAACAGTTCAATTCTAAAGGAACCTTTGCCGGGGGTTTCTCACTCAACCCGGCAACTTTTTTCTTGTATTCCCTTAATTTCATATATAATCTTAGTAATCAACTAGGGATAAAATTAATGGTTTATCGACTGCCCTAGCAGACTCGCCAAGACGATAAACGTAATTAAGGAGACTTAATATGGCAAAATCAACTTTTAGTGGACCGGTCAAATCACTAGCAGGATTTATCTCTGCTGGTAATGCGGCTGTGGTCAGTTTAACAGCAGACACAACTTTAACTGTGGCTGCACACGCGGGAAAAATTTTAACTACTAACGATGCTGACGGTAAATTTACTTTACCTAGTATTGTTGCTACTGCTCCGGGCAGAGACGACGATCCTAATCAATTAAATAATTTAGGAGCTACTTTCTTCTTCGTAGTAGAAACAGCAGCTACTGACATGGACATCTTAACCGATGGCACTGATAAATTTGTCGGTGGGCTTTACAATGGTAAAGACGATGCTACTGGTAAAACTTTTATATCAGGCGCTAGTAACGACGTAATTACAATGAACGGATCAACAAAAGGTGGACTAGCAGGAAGTATCGTTAAGGTAACTGCTATCGCTTCTGCTAAATATGCAGTAGAAGGCATCATCTTAGGTTCAGGCACTATAGTTACTCCATTTGCTGACGCGTAATAGGAGATAAATTATGGCTGATACAGTAACAAGTCAAACTATTCAAGATGGCGGTAGAACTGCCATCTTGAAGTTTACAAACGAGTCTGACGGAACAGGAGAGGCTTCTGTTAAAAAAGTAGATGTTTCAGCACTAGCAGCAGACAGTGACGGTAATTCGTGCACAGCTGTTACTATCTCAAGAATCTACTGGGCGTGCAGAGGTATGGGAGTTGACATCGAGTTCGATGCGTCAACTAACGTATTAGCAATCCCTTTACCAGCGGACAGCACAGGTGACGAATACTACGATTTATTCACAGGTATTCCTAACAATGCTGGATCAGGTAAGACAGGAGATCTAGACTTTACAACGGTGGGACACTCAGATGGTGATGCTTATTCAATCATTTTAGTTTTGACAAAACATTTCTAAAGAGAGAATATTTGTGATCGTTTGAGTAACCGGGCAACTGTTCTTGCCCGGTTACACCACAAAAGGAAACAATATGGCTACTTCAGGATCAACAGGATTTGACTTAACAATAGACGAGCTTATCGAAGAAGCGTACGAACGTTGTGGGTTAGAACTTAGAACAGGCTACGATTTAGATACGGCTAGAAGATCTTTAAACATTATGATGGCCGATTGGGCTAATCGTGGTTTGAATCAATGGACGGTAGCGCAGCGTAGTTTTACCGTTACTCAAGGCACATCAAGCTACAGTTTAGACACAGATATTATTGATGTAACAGAAGCTGTCGTAACAAGAGGCAGCACAGATATACAACTAGAAAGAATTAGTAGATCGGATTATTTGTTTACCCCAGAAAAAACTTTACAGGCTAGACCTAATCAGTTTTTCTTAGATAGACAAACAACTCCGGAAATCAAACTTTTTCCAACACCAGAAAACTCTACTGACGTAGTTAAATACAACGCACTAACCAGAATACAAGACGTCGGTGACTATACCAACAACATGGAAATAGTATTTAGGTTTATACCGTGCATGGTATCCGGGCTGGCTTACTACATAGCTATGAAAAGAGCGCCAGAGAAGATACAGATAATGAAACAAATTTACGACGAGGAGTTCGATAGGGCAGCGTTTGAGGACATAGATAGTGTTAGTTCAAGATTCTTGCCTAACAGAACTATTATTTAATGCCTTTTGCAGTTGGTAAAAAAGCATACGGCATTTGCGATATTTGCGGACAGAGATATCGTTTAAACCAACTTAGAAAACAATGGGACGGACTAAAAGTTTGTCCGCAGGACTACAGTCCTAAACACCCGCAGCTACAACCAAGACCGCAACCAGCCGATCCAGAAGCACTAAGAGATCCAAGACCGGATCCTAGAACCGGGGATCAAGGTTTTGATAAAGGTATCGTTAGAGTTCTTGGTACAGACATGCGATCAACCAACGATATAGTAGGCAGTCCGTTTAGCCTAGACGGAGCCACTACAGCACTTGGCAGCGTTACCATAACAGATAACCCTTTAACCGCTACAGGTCAATCGGCTACGGCTTCTTTGGGAACTGTAACCATATCAGGATCTATTACAGATACGGTAAGTGTTAGCGGTCAAGCAGCTACATCGGCTCTAGGTTCAGTAAGCGTTACCGCAGATACTGTGTACACAGTAACAGTAGCCAGTTACTACGGAGCTAATAAGTATTACATTAATGGTTCTAGACAAGCGACCGTAAGTTTAAGCGAGGGCAGCACGTACAGATTCGATCAATCAGATTCTAGTAATAGCGGACATCCGCTTAGATTTTCTACCACATCAGACGGTACCCACGGCGGAGGCTCTCAGTACACCACCGGAGTAACAACAAACGGAACACCGGGTAGCTCAGGCGCGTACACTCAAATAACGGTAGCTTCTGGGGCGCCAACATTATATTATTACTGTACAAACCACTCTGGTATGGGTGGTACAGCTAATACACCTTGATATGACGTTAACAGAATTTAAAACGCTAATTCAAAATTACGTAGAGAATAGTGAGACTACGTTTACGAATACGTTGAACGACATCATAAAAACCACAGAAGAAAGAATATTTGAACTGGTTCAGTTCGATGTATTTAGAAAAAACGTACAAGGAACAGTAACAGCGGGCAATCGATTCTTAACTTGCCCAGACGATTTCGTAAGTAGCTTTTCACTAGCTGTTATAGACGGCAGCAGCGATTACCACTTTTTAAGCAAGAAGCACACTAGTTTTATGCAGGAATATAATAAAGATCCAAGCGATACTTCGCTTCGAGCTTTACCTAGGTATTACGCGGACTTTGATAAAGAACTTTCAACGGGCTCTGATAACGGTAGCACAATAATATTGGCTCCTGTTCCAGACAGCTCGTACAGTGTAGAGCTACACTATTTGTATAAACCTGCTAGTTTAGTATCTAGCACAACAGGCACTTGGCTATCTAACAACGCTAGAAATGCCTTGTTGTACGGAGCGCTAGCAGAGGCATATACGTTTATGAAAGGGGAGCCAGACATACAGCAGCAATACGAAGCTAGATTTATGGCTGAAATAGATAGACTCAAGAACAGGGCGGAAGCTAGAGGCAGACGTGACGAGTATCGCTATGATTCACTGCGCTCTCAAGTAACATAATTTGATCGAAGAAAAATTAAAAGGCAAGACAGTAGCAATAGTCGGACTAGGTAGATCTTGGTTTGAATACTGTTTAGCTAAATCACACGGCCACAACTTTGATGAAGTTTGGGCTATCAATGCAGTCAGCAACGTAATCTATCACGACAGAGTTTTTATGATGGACCCGGCATCTAGATTTTTAGACACCGATGATGCTGGCGGACAAACTAGCGGCATGACCGAAGTATTGCTAAACCACAAAGGTCCTATCTACACTTGTGAGCTAGATGATCGTTGTCCGGGGCTAATTGATTACCCTATAAAAGAAGTTGTCTCTACTACAAATTGTCACTACCTAAACAACACCACAGCATACGCAGTAGCTTTTGCTTTGTATCAACAAGTCGGCACGTTAAAACTTTTTGGCGTAGATTTTTCATACAAAGAAAACATACACTTTGCTGAATCAGGGAGAGCTTGCACAGAGTTTTGGCTATCCAAGTGCAGCGATGCCGGGATGCAGATAGAGGTAGCAAAGACTAGCGGACTGTTAGATGCAGACGTGCCTGACGAAGAAAAACTTTACGGCTACCACAGACTAGCGGATCCATTGATTCCTGTGCTTGAAGAGACAGGACTAACGGTAAGAAGAAAAAGCGAAGCTGTGCGCAGCATTGTTCAACAAGAAAATGTTTTAATTGATCGTTACGACTCTCATTTAAAACCACCGGAGCCGAAAAAATGGTAGATAAAATAACACCCGAAGGATTACCAGAGCTAGGAATTATCGAAGCAAAAACAACTAATTACGGTGGCCATCCACCAGAGTTTTGGGCAGAGCGATTAACAGAGAAGTTAGTGGGCACTTCTGAGGACTTAGAGCCACATATCGAGGCGCAAGCAAAAGCGTATGAAGAGGAGATAAAAAAGGTTTGTTTAATTTACATAAAAAATGCTATAAAATCTTACAAAGCTAGTTTGATTCAAGAACTGTTAAAGGGAGGAGAAGAAGAACTAGCTAACATAGTAAAAAGGATATAATTATGGCTATAACATCTACGCTGACAACCAGCTTTAAAAAAGAGCTTTTAACGGCAACTCATAATTTTGCTACTAACGGTAACGCTTTTAAACTAGCGCTTTACACGTCTTCAGCAACTTTAGGGGCTACGACAACTGCTTTTACTACTACAGGTCAAGCAAGTGGTACTAACTACACTACAGGTGGAGGGACTTTAACTAAAGTTGCACCAACAAGTTCTGGTACTACAGGCTTTACTGATTTCGCAGACCTTACTTTTAATACGGCTACGATTACTGCTAGAGGTTGTATGATCTACAACGACACTAATAGTGATAAATCAGTTGCTACCATAGACTTTGGTGGAGATAAGACATCCACTGCTGGTGATTTTACAATAGTATTTCCTGCCGCCGCTGCGTCTACAGCTATTATTAGAATAGCGTAAGGAGAAAGCAAAGTGGCTTTCGTCCTTAACGACAGGGTAAAGGAAACTACCACTACAACTGGTACAGGCACCTTAAATTTAGCGGGTGCGGCTACCGGTTTTGAAACCTTTGTCGCTGGTATAGGTAACAGTAACGTTACTTACTACTGTATTGCAGGCCAAGGTACGGCGGAGTTTGAAGTAGGTATCGGAACAGTTACCGATGCCTCCCCAGACACGCTATCCAGAACAACTATCCTTTCTAGTTCTAACAGCGACAGCGCTGTTAATTTTAGTGCAGGCACAAAAGATGTGTTCTGTACTCTCCCGGCAGGCAAAACAATCAGAGAGCTTGATACAGCTCTTAACGTGCCAACAGGTACAACAGCACAAAGAGCAAGTTCGCCTGTTGCAGGAGATCTAAGATTCAATACCACATCGTCTAAGTTTGAAGGTTACTCAGGCTCTGCTTGGGGTAACGTAGGTGAAGGTAATTTCTTGGTTACTAATATCTTTGCTGGGGACGGTAGTGATACCACTTTCACTATATCCAACGCAGTATCTGGCGAACAACAACTTATGGTATTTATAGACGGTGTGTTCCAAGCTCATGATACTTATACTGTTTCAGGGACCACTGTCACTTTTTCTACAGCTCCTGCTAACGGCAGAGTTATTACAATCTACTCAGCACTAAACAATGTGCAAGGATCAAACATGGTTATAGCAACCATGACAGGAGACAACAGCGATACGACATTAGCGTTAGGGGTTACACCGACAAGCGAGAACGCAGTTCAAGTCTATATAGACGGTACTTATCAAAACAAAGACACTTACAGCATATCTGGGCAAACGCTAACCTTTTCTACTGCTCCGCCAACAGGTACAGCCGTAGAAGCCATAACTCATACAATTACCGATATATCCGCAGCAGCGTCTAATATTTTAGTAGACGAGTTTACAGGAGACGGTTCAGATACAACCTTTACGCTATCGGCAGCTCCTACTAACGAAAACAACACGCAAGTCTTTGTTGGTGGTGTCTATCAAGAAAAAGCAACTTACAGTATTAGTAATGCGGTTTTAACCTTTTCTACTGCTCCCGCTAACGGAGTATCGATAGAAGTGGTATCGATTGCTGTCGGACAAATTAACTCTGCAGTACAACTATCAGACGTTGATGGCGATACCAAAGTGATGGTCGAAGAAAGTTCTGACGAAGACAAGATTAGATTTGATACAGGCGGAACTGAACGCATGGTTATTGACTCAAGCGGAATAGATATTAATGGTAATGAATTAATTCTTGATGCCGATGCAGACACATCTATTACAGCGAGTACAGATGATCAAATAGACTTTAAAGTTGGCGGCAGCGACACCGTACACATGGGTCTGGTTACATATAATGCTTCTGACCGAATAGTTCTTACAAACACAAGCGGTAATGCAAGTATGGCTATAGTTGGCGGTACTTCTGGCGAATCATCTATATTTATGGCAGATGGTACATCTGGCGATGCTTCTTACCGTGGTTATGTTCAATATCAACATACCAATGACAACATGAATTTTGGCACCGCTGGTGCAGAAAGGATGAGAATTACCTCTGCGGGAAAAATTCTGATGAATCATACGTCAGCTATATTAGATGAAACGTTGCAAGTAAGAACTAATCAATCTATTGGGTATGGAATACTTGTAGATGAAACTGCTAGTGGTGGTGGAACATTTATGCGGTTCAGAGTAAATGGCAGTATCGTTGGTCAAATATACGGCAACGGGAGTGCAACTACTTACGCTACATCCTCAGACTACAGATTAAAGGAAAATATTTCTTATGATTGGGATGCAACTACAAGACTAAAAAACTTAAAACCAGCTAGATTTAATTTTAAAACTGATTCAAGCACAACAGTTGATGGCTTTCTAGCACACGAAGTTTCAAGCGTTGTACCTGAAGCTATTGGCGGAGAAAAAGATGCCGTAGATAGCGAAGGCGAACCAATATATCAAAGCATTGACCATAGTAAATTAGTTCCGTTATTGGTTAAAACAATACTAGAATTAGAAGCAAGAATAACAACCTTAGAGGGTAGCTAATGGCATTAACTAAAGTAGATCAAACAATGGTAAGCGATCAAGTATTTGGTCGTAGAAACTTGTTTATGAACGGAGATATGCAAATAGCACAAAGAGGAACAAGTGCTACAGGAAAAACTGCTACGGGTTTTTATACTGTAGATAGATGGGAGTTTGTAGCCAGTAGTGCAGGCACTTGGACTATCTCGCAAGACACTACTGTGCCAACAGGCGGAGGATTTACAACTTCACAAAAATTAGATTGCACAACAGCAGATAGTTCTTTAGGAGCAGGAGATTATTTAATTTGGCGACAAAAAATAGAAGGTAAAAATTTACAACATTTAAAGTTTGGCACTTCCTCTGCTGAGAAACTTACTTTATCTTTTTGGGTAAGGTCAGCAAAAACAGGTACTTATATAGTTGAGTTTTATAACAATAATTCTGGTGGTATCAGAAGGCAATCGCAATCTTATACGATTAGCTCTGCTGATACTTGGGAGAAGAAAACCATTACGATTGATGGCGATACGGCAACGGCTTTTGAAAACACAACGGATGGTGAATTGTTAATGTATTGGTGGTTAGCCGCAGGCTCAACTTATCAAGGCGGCACTTTACAAACATCTTGGGCAACCAACAATGCAAATAATACAAGAGCACAAGGACAAGTAAACTTAGCGGATAGCACATCTAACGATTGGTACATAACAGGCGTACAATTAGAAGCTAGTGACAACGCTACACCTTTTGAACATAGACCTTTTAATAAAGAACTAATTGAATGTAGAAGATACTTTGAACGCAAGCAAGCTAAAGCTAACAGTTTTTTACTTATAGGACAGTCTTTTAGCACTACAGCAGCTTATGGAACTTTTGATTATCAAGTAGAAAAAAGAGCCGATCCGTCTATAAGTTTTAGTGGCGAGGGCACGGGTAGTACGCAATGGCAATGGCTAACTACTGCTGGAGGCAGTCCTTCTGGTACAGGATCAACTACAGGACACACCATGACAACATGGAACGCTAGGATACAAGCTGCGAGTTATACAGGTCTAACAAATCAAGCTCCATCTGGTTTTTATAGTTTTGGAACTGCGTATGTAGATATTGATGCGGAGCTATAGATGGAAGGAATAATGAACATTACATCAGCTAAGTATGAAAAAGAAGCAATATCTGGCGAAGTTGATGTTATCGTTGCTGTGATCGATGGCGTAAAACTTTCAGTCCCTATATCAGAGGGCAATAGACATTATGACGAAATTAAAAGACAAGTTGACGCAGGAACATTAACAATAGAGGCAGCAGACTAATGGCAAATACTAAGATACCAGCAGAGTTATCAAGCACACCGAGTATTGTCGATAATGGCAATGCGACTGCTATCACAATCGACAGTTCTGAGGATGTGACAGTAAATAACGGAACTCTTACTTCTTCTGGCGCAAATGGAGCAGATAATCAAGGTTTTCATATAACTGATACAGGTTATAGCAAAACACATAAACTTTACGGAGATAACTCATTACATATACAAGCTGATTCTGGTCAATCAATTTTGATGAAACCAAACGCATCTGAGATAGCAAGGTTTACTTCTGATGGTCTAACATTTAATGGCGATACAGCGACCGCAAATGCTTTAAACGATTACGAAGAAGGCACATGGACACCTGCTACAACTTCAAGCGTTGGTATAACAACTTACTCAGCTACTTATACAAAAATTGGCGATGTAGTTATGTATCGTTGTTATGTTCAATTTGGTGTTACTTCTTCTGGAGATTCAGCAGTTATTAATGGTTTGCCATTTACAAATGTTGGATCAAATGTTTGGTGTGCTGGTTCTGTTTGGGAAAATAATGCTAAACAGCCTTATCCGTTAGTGCAAGATGGTGGAGAATCTACTATACAATTAAGAAAAAGTGCTAACGGTGCTCATCATCCCTATTCTGATTTTTCAAATACACAAGTTATAGTTACAGGAACATATAAAACAACACAATAGAGGTAATGATGGCAATAACTAAAGAAACAGTAATAGATAAAGTAGAAAGCCTTGAAAACGGACAAATTGGGGTAAGAACTGCTACGGTAATAAAAGAAGATGGTACTGAACTTAATAGAATTTTTCATCGTCATGTACTAGCTCCTAGAACCAAAACAGGCGATACTTGGGGCGATACCGATATATCTAGTGAAGATGCAAAAGTACAAGCGATTGCAAATGCAACTTGGACTGATGAAGTTAAGTCAGCTTACGAAACATTAATTGATTCTCAAGAGACTCCCTAATGGCAATAACTAAAAACTCACAAATAGATTTAAACGGTAACGAGATGATTCTCGATGCCGATGGTGACACATCTATTACTGCTGACACTGATGACCAGATAGACCTAAAGGTTGGCGGAACTGATAGAGCAACTTTTTTATTGAATAACTTACACTTAAATGGCGGAACAGACGCAAGAATACAATTAGGTACAGGCGGAGCAGGAGCAAATCAAGTAAGCAACAACACAGTTCATGTTCGTGGTGATGGCACAAGTATGAAACTTATGGCTGCTAGTGGTGGTAGTTATTTATTTGAAACTAACGGAACTGCTGTTTTTCAAATTGACTCAGCAGGAATCGTAACAAAACCTTTGCAACCATATTTTCATGCCTACAGAAGTGCAGATCAAACAGGTTTTAGCACATCGTCTTTTGGTGATGCTGTAGTCTTCAATGCAGAAATTCTAGATTTAAATAGCGAT